AAGTAACATTTGAACCATTAGATAAACTTACATACGTTTATGAAGTGCAAGCAGATAGTCCAAACAATGCAAGTTTTATTGCAAGAGATTGTTTTAGATTTGACATTGGGCATGACAGAGCTAAAGATTTTGAAACCAGTAGTGTAGAGGAGATAACCAATGGAAATAATAATTGATTGTGGAGACAAAGAACTAGCAAAGGCTATGGCTGATGCACTGTCTAAGGAAACTGGCGTAGCCAGAGATAAATTTAAGGAGAGTACAGATGATGTGGATACTAGTGTGGATGCAACTCGTGACCAATCAGGGAGTTGATTACTACCAGTTGGGAACATATGGTAAGGTAGAGGAATGCCAATTGGCTCTGAAAGAAGCAGTGGTTCTAGTGAACCATAGCTCAGAGACACTGGCTTGCTTGGAGATTGACACCAGATGATTGAAATGTTTCTCACGTGCCTTGCACTCAATGTGTACTACGAGGCACGTAGTGAGCCTATGGATGGGCAGTATGCAGTTGCCCACGTAGTGCTCAATCGTGTAGCTGATGACTCATTCCCTGACGATGCATGTAAGGTGGTCAAGCAGGGATACCATAAGGGTAGGCACAGATGCCAGTTCTCATGGTATTGTGACGGTAAGTCAGACAAACCCAAAGACAATATGTCTTGGATAGTTGCACAAGTGGTAGCCTACAACACACTGTATGGTCATCACAGAGACAACACACATGGTGCTACGCACTACCATGCTACCTACGTAAGTCCGTGGTGGCGCAAGCACTATGACAAAACTGTGGCTCATGGGTCACACATCTTCTATAAATAGTTATCGTTACTAGTATAGGGGTAGACAAGACTACATAACTATGGCAAAGTTGCCACATAACCAACTGAAAAGGAGTATTATATATGCCATTCGACATTAACAACACATTCGACATCCCAACAAAGCTAGACTTTGATGTGGAGTTTGAACCAACTAAAGTAAATGACAAGAAGTATGTCATCAACGGTAGCACAGGTGAGTACTTGGGTATCGTGGGTAGAGGTTTTACCTGTGCCTCTCATGGTGACTTCTATCGGGGTGTCATGGACACACTGACAGAGAACATTACACCAGAGGAAATGACCAATGCTAAGTACAACTGGCGTACTGCCAGAGGTGGTGCATGGTCTATGCTAGACATCACATTGCCTGACATGCAGGTAGAGATTTCTACTGACAAGCACACAACTACGTTGGGCAATCGTATTATATCATTACATGGTATTGATGGCTCATGTAGCAACCAAGTGTTCTTTGGACAGATAGATTTCTTCTGCACAAACGGCATGATACGTGGTGAATACGACAAGGTTCGTAAGAAGAACACATCTAACTTTACACTTAGTGGTTTCATCTATGAGTTAAATCGTGCAAGGAGAGACTTCTACGAAGAGACTGCAAAGATGCAGGTGTGGGCTGAGACTGACCTCAAGTATGTGAACGTACAGACATTGCTTGATGATATGATTTCATCCAAGCGTAAGTCTGAGAAGATGTACGAGTTGTATTGCCATGAGGCAGGTCAACGTGGTTGGAATAAGTGGGCATTGTATTCTGCCTTTACGAACTATGCATCCTATGCTGATGATCGCAATGGGTTCAGCTTACGTAATACAGGCAACGACACACAGGCTATCAGCATGTTCAGTCGTGAACAGGAAGTCAGCAAGTGGGTATCAGATAAGAAGTTCGTAGAACTGGAAGCTGCTTAATGCAGATGCTACCACGCTATGTACAACTAAGAGTGTCATCTTCGGGTGACACTTCTTATCGCTTCAATCCACCACAGATGCTTGTAGATGAGGGCGTGGTGGAACGTGAGGAACTGGGTACTGATACCAAAGAGGTACGCAAACTAGCAAAGGAGTTAAACAAACAGATAGATGATTGGCGTGAGGAACGTGCAAGAGTTGTAGGACTAAAGCCAAGTAGCAGGGTTACTGACCTGATAAACTTTTACTATCAATCCAATGATTTCAATATGTTACGTGACACAACTAAAGTAGATTACAGATACTTTCTGACTGTCGTACACCAGACTATCGGGTGTCGTAAGTACAAGGACGTGACATCCAAGATAGCCAAGGCCGCATATGAAGAGTGGGTCAAGCGTGGCATTAGCTTTGCTAACCATGCGGCTACCTGTGCAAGCAGAGTGTACAACTATGCCATACAGATGGAACACGCAGAGCAGAATCCATTTGGTAAGATCAAGCGTAAGACTGCAAAGCAACGTAAGATGGTGTGGTCACATGGTGAGGTGAACAAGTTCCTTGATGTGGCGTATAGCGATTTTGACTACAGAAATGTCGGTTTGATTATACACATGGCATACGAGTGGTGTCAGCGTCTGGGTGACATGCGTAACCTACGGTGGGATAACATTGACTTGGATAAACAACAGCTTACATTAGAGCAGAGTAAGCGTAGGGCTGATGTGTTCCTACCTATCACAGATAACCTGACTGCCATGCTCAAAGAACAGAAGTCTGACTTTGGCTTTCAGCCTTGGGTTGTGCCACATCCAATGCCTGTAAAGGGCGAGTACAAACCATATGCAATGGAGAGACTGTCCAAGGTTGGACGGAAGATCATGCGACTAGCAAAGCTACCTGAAGAGCTACGGCTCATGGACATACGGAGAACTGGTATAACACAGATGATAGACAAGGGAGTACCATTGCCACAAATCATGGCTGTATCTGGACATACTCATGTGTCTTCAGTGAAGCCATATCACAAGCACACTTACGAAAGTGCAAATAGTGCCTTGACACGTAGAGACATTACTGTACAATCGACTGTAAGGAGTAACATTGAAAGTGATACATTATGAGTGTCTATAATATTATAAATGATATAACACTTACAAATGGAGATACTAAACGTATGGACTGTCCTGAGTGTGGTGGGCGCAAGACCTTCACGATCACGAACAACATGGGTTCTCTGATTTGGAATTGTTACAAGGCAGGGTGTCACATATCTGGTGGCAAGCGTGTGCATCTTACGGCAGAGGACATACGCAAGTCACTGGGTAGTGTTGCAGAAGAGACACACTCTATAACTTTCGACAAACCTGAATGGATTGTGAAAGATGACGATGCAGTAGCAGGGTTCTGTGATGAATGGAAACTAGACCCCAAGGTATTGGGGCTACTGTATGACGTGAAAGAACATCGTGTGGTGTTCCCTATAATGCAGGGCAATACCATGATAGATGCCACTGGTAGATCGTTAGGTAAACGAATACCCAAGTGGAAACGATATGGAAAAAGCAGCTTGCCATATGTCTGTGGACATGGTACAACTGCTGTAGTTGTTGAGGACTGTGTGAGTGCAGCCATCGTAGGTACTGATGGATTTGTCGGGGTCGCAGTGTTGGGTACATCATTATCCGATGGGCATAAGAAGTACTTATCACAGTTCTCAACAGCAATTGTAGCTCTTGACCCTGACGCACTGCCCAAGACGCTACAGTTCGCAAAAGAATTACGAGGGCTAGTACCAAATGTAATTGTACTACGCCTTGAAGATGACCTTAAATACAGAAACCAAACCGACTTAGATAAACTAACAACACTAGGAGACACATAATGGAATTATCATTAGTACGAAGCTTGATGGACAAAGAGTTCTATGACGATCATCGTGGTGCTAAATGCCCAGACAGATTGTTCAGTACAGATGTACGTAAGATCAAGCAAGCAGTGGATGCTGCAATGGACAGGTACTCACGTACAGTAACACCTGACGAGATAGAAGCACTGTTCATGGCAAACAATCCAACACTGACTACCGCACAGAAGCAAGCCTACAGTCACCTGTTCCACAAGGTAAAGAAAGAAACACCTATGGGTAGTGACGTGGCACAGGAAGTATTNTCCAAGTTGTTTCAACANGTGGTGGGNGANGACATTGCNAACCTTGGCTTTGACTATGTAAATGGTAGCAAGTCTAGCCTTGAACCACTACGTAATTTGATGGAGCAATACGGTGATGACTTCACGCCTAACCTACAGGTAGAGTGGGAAGACATAAGCCTTGATACTATCCTGTCGATGACAGATTTGGAGTCACAATGGACGTTCAACATTCCTACCCTGACACGCAAGGTAGAGGGCATCAATGCAGGGCATTTGATTGAGGTAGGGGCGAGGCCGAACACAGGTAAGACCTCATTCCACGCCTCTCTTGTTGCCTCTCCGCAAGGGTTTGCTTGGCAAGGTGCTAAGTGTATCATTTTATGTAACGAAGAGGGCTATCATAGGGTGGCTCACAGGTACATTACAGCCGCTACTGGCATGGATAAGTTCGAGATCAGTAAGAACAAACACAGGGCTATGGAAGTGTTCGATCAGATACGTAAGAACGTCATGTTCAAGGATGCGACAGGGCGTGACATGAACTGGGTTGAGTCTGTGTGCAAGTCATACAAGCCTGACATTGTGATACTGGACATGGGTGACAAGTTCGCCAAGATGGGTGGCTTCTCACGTCCTGATGAAGCACTGAAAGCTAATGCTGTACATGCTAGACAGATAGCCAAGCAACATGAGTGTGCTATCTTCTACATGTCTCAGCTATCAGCAGAGGCAGAGGGCAAGGTGGTACTGAACCAAGCCATGATGGAAGGGTCACGTACAGGTAAAGCTGCTGAAGCTGACCTGATGATTATGATTTCCAAGAACCCTACAATTGAAGGGCAAGAGGAAGAGGACAACCAACGACACATCAATGTCGTAAAGAACAAGTTGTCTGGTTGGCATGGTATTGTACACACTGATCTTGAGTACAAGATTGCGAGGTACGTAGCATGAACTGGGTGATACTCGTTACGCTATATATGGGTGATCCATTTGTTATACCATATAAAACATTTGAGTATGAGAATGCATGTGTGGAGTATGTCACTGATGCAAACAATGCGAGTACACTGGCAATAGAAGTGATTGCAATAGCAGGTTTCAATGACCCAGTTACAAACATTATTTGTGTAGCTGAGTATGAACTACAGAGAAGGAGAGAGGGATGAGACTAGCAGTAGTGATTGATGTAGATGGTGACATCATGTATGTACCAGAAAATACACATGGGTTTGTGAACTTCCCCAAGCCCAAGTTGTTTGATAATATGAAAGACGCAGAGGAAGAGTGTGCCAAGTGGAACACAGGAGTAATAGTTGACTTCGATACAAACAGGTCTGTCGATAAGGTGAGTAGCTATAACGACATCAGGCCATTTAGTTTTGATGAACGTCAACGAGCAAAGGAACGAAAGGAGATAAACAATGGTGAGTAAAACACTTATAGAAGAAGTAGAATTGATTGGGGCAATGGAACGCCACAAGCTAACAGTAAAGGAAGCAACGCAAGCTATGGCTGAGTTTGCTAACAAGAAAGAGTTTGAGAAAACGCTTGACGATTACTACTCAAATGAGTTAGTAGTAGATGCAACACATGAAACCGTAACAGCCGACTATTAGGAGACACAATGAAACTGACCCTTGACGTAGAAAACACAGTGACAAAACGAAACGGCAAGCTACACCTTGACCCTTTCGAACCAATGAATACATTAGTTATGGTGGGTATGCTAGATGATCTTGGTAGCGAAGACCTTGTAACATTCGATCACGCAGAGCAAGAACCCACTACAGAGGGGAGAGCCATCGTTCAACTTAAACTGGACGAGGCTTCCCTTCTTATTATGCACAATGCCGCACACGATCTAGTGTGGCTATGGGAGTCAGGCTTTACCTATGAAGGTGAAATCTTTGACACCATGCTAGGTGAGTACATCTTACAACGTGGACAGAAAGAACCACTGTCACTTGAAGCATGTGCAGAACGGTATGAGCTAGACACAAAGAAGCAGGACACAATGAAAGAGTGGCTCAAGGCAGGTAAGTCTGTACGTGACATGAACCACAAAGAGTTGTCTTCCTATCTGTCAGCAGACCTACATGCCACACAAGAGTTGTATGAACACATTGATATAAAGCTACGTGTGTATGAAGAGCATCGTCCATTGCAGGATACAGTGAAGCTGACCAACCAACTGGCTGTACACCTAGCCAAGATATACCAACGTGGGTTTGCAGTTGACCTTGATGAACTAGAGAATGTGCATAAGGAGTTTGAGCAAGAGCGTGGACAACTTATACGTGAGTTAGAAGAACAGGTACGTGACCTGATGGGTGATCGCCCAATCAATCTGGCAAGCACAGAGCAATTGTCTTGGGTTGTGTATAGCCGTAAGCCAAAGGACAAGAAGTTCTGGGCAGAGTTGTTTGATGAACGTATGGATGACCAAGACTATCGTTATCAGGTACGTAACAGCAGTGATGTGTTGTACAAACAAAAGGCCAAGCAGTGTAGTAGTTGCTATGGTACTGGTCAGATACGTAAGACAAAGAAAGATGGAACACCGTTTGCACGTACTAACAAGTGTGGTGACTGTGAAGCTACTGGCTTTGTTTATACAAACACAAGTACTGTAGCAGGGTTAAAGTTCTCTGCACCTACATCCAAGTGGGTGAGCCACAGTGGGTTCTCCACTAGCAAAGACAACCTCGTATTCCTTGAGGGCATTGCACGTAGTAAGGGCATGACTGAAGCTGAGACATTCTTACAGAGGGTACGTAGACTGAGTGCCGTAGAGACTTA